ACATCTTATTTCTTCTAACCTAGCAATAATTTTTTTGCTAAAAGGAAATCTAATAGCTAACATATCTTCACCGGCGTATGTCATAATTTTTATCCAATGGGATCGATCTATTGTTCTAAGAGGAAACATTAATTCATGCATATACAAATCAATGTCAATATCATTTTTTAAAAATTGATCTCTATATGTTTCAATCTTGCGTTTGACTAATGCATACTGTCTATCAGTCATTGCAATATTTTTGGATAATTGTTTGGCAATGCTTTTTAAAATTTTTACATCTTCACTAAACATTTTGTAACCATGATCCATTTCTTTTGCATAAATGGGTTTTGGAATGCTTATTCCTGTAAGTAAGGATAGAAGATCCTCGCATGTGGATGGGTGTTTCTCTACTTTCATACATTTATTATACTATATTATAGTAAAGATGTCAAGCGTTTTATAGGTAATCCTTGAGATATTTCTTCAATAGTCCATTCTGTGTAAGCAATGTCATTTAACCATTGTGTTCTATCAGGCATGACCGGTGTGTTAATTCGTGCAAGATTTGTAGTTCCTACATCATAAGCTAGACTGTCAGGTCCAACAAATACCGGAATACCTTGCATGACAGCCTGTGTTGCAGGATTACTAGACCAGTTTACAACAGCGTAAGCATCAGAGCAATCAAAGTCAAAGTCGTCATAAGTTCCTTCTAAGTGTTTAGGGGTTTGTATAATTACGTTTGGAAATTCTATTTCTATTGAGGGAATAGGACACCTTGGATGCGGACGTACAACAATTTTTCTGTTTGTGTATTGACGTATTAATTCTATACAATCAAACACCCAACTTTGTACAGTCTTTTGATTGCGCCATTGGTGACTTTTATTGTGTTGACATGCAATAATTATATCACCTTGTTCGTTATTGTATTTCCAAGGAGTAAGTGTCAAACCAAGTTTCTTGGCACGAGAATCATCATTACCCTTAGGTCCAAAATTAGCTTCTCTGTTGATACCGTCAAGTCCAACTTTCCAAGTGAGGCCTCTCTTTAAGCCTCCTACCTCTAATACAATTACTGGTCGTCCTTCGGCTTTTGCTCTTTCCCATATAGCTTTGTTTCTAGCCATACGACCATACCACAAAACACTCCAAATAACATCGACATCACTATCCAAATCATTGAAAGCAAGAGTATGACCGTTATCCAAAACGCTACAACCAAAGGCATCAAAAATAGGTTTAGAATTAAGTGCACCGTTATCTGTCCATAAACTAAATTTCATTCCAGTATGCTTCTGTCCTATTCACCATTAGATCTTTTGACAAGCTCTTCTTTGTATTTTTTCTGTCACCTTTCATATGATCAATCCATGTGCCTAGTACAGAATTAATTAATGGGTGACCGCCTCCGCCTGTCTTTGCTGTTCTTATATACATTTCTGCACTGTAATCTAAAACTTCTGGATAGTAATCTTTCATAGCATTTAAAATGTTTCCAAACACGAACGAGTCGTGCCATTCTTCTAATTTGAATATACCATTTTCTGGATCTTGATATACACGTTCAAATTCTTTGAGAAAGTCCTGACAGATCGTATCTTTCAAATTCAAACCATAAAATCCGCACTCTGGCCATGTTTGTGATCCTTTACCTCTACCTACATAGGTTAACCATTTGTCTGAAGGTAGCAAAGATAAAAATTGTTCGTATGACCACGGACTATGTACAAACGTATCTGCATCCATCCATACACACCAGTCTGTGCTTCTTTGACAAGCGTCGAACACTGCATATACTTTATTTGCAAAACGTATTGCGTCCCACTTAAATTTTTTATGCCAGTCTCGTGGACGTCTTGCTTTTATTTCATCTGGTGGAATTCCGTTTGCTCTTGGATCATTTGCCCATCTTTCTTTAAACGCATTTAGCTTTGGTAAGTTTTGTTTTGCATCTAAAATAGTAATTTGATTTGGATCAGGATTTGTAGGAGAACAATCTTCAGCATATACAAGTAGAGTAATTCTTTTATCAACTTGTTTTGCAAAACTTTCTATGAAACGTTGCCCATACAAATCCATACCTGGTTTATGAAACGTTGTGCAAACTACTATGTTGCCCATGACCAATCCCTCATATGTTTCCAACAGTCGCCGTTACGTAGTTCATCTAATCTCCAATGACTCATTGCTAATCTTCTTAACCATTGTTCTCTATCAAAATCTCTATTTGGATTTTCAATTTCTCTTATATCCGTATTGGCTACTTCTGCGGCTTGACTTCTAGCTGGATCTAAAACAAATACAGGAACTCCTTCTACCGCTGATACAACACCAGGACTACTGTTATAGCTAATAACACACCAAGCATCATGCATATCTTTTAATAAACTTACGCTAGGAGAAGAATATCTTACCTTATGTCCTATAGCTTTTAATTGCATCATATGTTTATGGTTGTGTTTATCACCTGGATGAAACCTAACCATTATAGGTCTATCTGAATATCTTCTAATGTTTTGCAGTAATAAGTGTAACCAATTAATAACAGCCATACCATCCATGCTCCAACCATTGTCTCTTTGACATGCGATTAGAATATATTCGCCAGTTGTTTTCCATGGTTTGATTTGTAACCCTAGTCTGTCACGCATCTCTGCCCAACGGTTTGCATTTATTTTTGAATCGCAATACTCTCCTGTGTTAGGAAATATACCATCATAACTATATCGTAGATATGTATTCTTGTTACCAGGATCATATGCTAAAAATAAATTTGCATCTGCAATAATTGTTCTACGATTGATTGCTTTTTGTCCTTCTATTACTTGTCTTCTTAAGTTCAAATGCGGAACATGTTTACTACCAGGATGCACAAATCCTTGCAATAATCCTACGTCAGCAGGTTCATAATGAAACGTGTTAATTATTGTTCCCTTATCTCCTATCTTAGAAACTCCTTCTATAAAGTATTCTAACAGTTTAGGCTTTTCTGGATTTTTATTTCCAGGCGGAATAGCTTTCATATAAGCATTTACTTTTAATTGATTAGTCATAGAGTTCCATCTCCTCTATCAATCTTAGTGCATAACCATTTGAAAATTCGTTTATCGTATACTGACAATAAGCAAGATAATGTAATAAATTTTTAAATTCGTCTGCTGAAGGATATGTTGGATCTTCTATCCTTGAAAGGTCTTTGTTTGCAACAGTATCTACACAGGAAGGAGCCATTGTGAATGCTGGTATGCCATAGTGCATTGCCTCTAATGCGGCCATGCTTTGGTATGTAACCAAAGCCCATATATCTTCTTTGAAACATTGAGCGGCGACTGATTTATCCTTAATCCTGTCTGGCCTCAGTCCTTTATCTCTTACAATGATCTCTCTCTTGGTATATTTTCTTAGTTCTTGAATAGTATCTTGTACCCATTTGTCCCTATCAACTTTATAAAATTGACATGGTTTTTCAGATGGTGTTACAAGTAGTATGGGTCCATTTTTTAATCTATTACCAGCAGGCACCTTAAATCCGCCATATGTCATATACGGTGCCAAGTTACATAAAATATCAAATCTATCACTAGGCATGTTAGGCTTTGGCTTTGTATGTTGGATATTGTTTTTTACAACCCTATACCAAGTTTTTCTTTTCATTAAGTTACCAATGTATCCGTTATCTACGTAATAAAAAGTTCTTCCTGTTTCCCAACATTTCCAAATTTCTTTACGTTTGGTCATGCTTCTGAAGGTAATAGGATATTCAATTGGCCATGGAGAATCATGCAATTTACTTGATATATCTTTTCTATCTATAACAAGTGCATTTGTTCCGTGTTGCCAATGCTTTAGGATTTCATCAGTTCCATCCAGCATCAACATTTGCTTAGGCATCATTATTATTTGCTCCGTGCATCATATTATGTAATTCATTTTTCCAAAGTTGATGATACGTGCAGTATCTATAATTTTCAAACCAAGGACCGCCTTCTGTATAGTGTATAGCTTTTGGTTTTCCATCTTCAGGTTCAGTATACCAATCTACCAACCAGTTCCATTCATGGCTTACTTCGCCAACTTCTGAATCGTCCAGCCAAGCAAATCTATGTAGATATTTTCCTGTAGTGTCTGGATTGTTTACAAGTTCGGTTGTAACTGCTTTGTTCTTTTCATGCCCACAGTTCCATAACACCATTGAACTCCAATTTTTTCTTGGATATAATGTCTGTTGTTGTCCGTCCATTTTAGTACCTGGCTTCGGAGTGTGGTCATGATGGGCACACATTACTGCATACTTGTCGTCAGCTAAATCAAATAGATTTTGAACATCTTCTAAAAATATAAAATCACAATCGCAAAACAATGCCCAACCGCTAAAGTTAGTAAGTTCAGGAATTAAAAATCTACTAAAGGTAAATTCAGTAGAACCAAGTTTGTCTGTGTCTCTTTTATACCAACCTTGTTCTCTTAAGTCAGTGAGTTTCAAAGGTATCACTTCTACATTTTTATTTCTTGCTTCAAGGCTGTGTTTACAAACCTGCCATGCTACATCTTCTCTGGTATCGTAACCAACAAATACTTTTAATTTATCTTCTTTCAATGTCTTCCTCCACACAGTTCTCACCATATTGTATTTCTACAACTTTCAAAGGCTTATCTGTTTCATTTGCCAGCATGTGCCATTGGCGTCTTGGAATGTGTAAAGACTTGTGTTTTTCATATGTATTAAGTGTAATATCTGTTGATACATCTAATCCGTAAACTGATGCTACTCCTTCTGATACAAACCAATGCTCTGCTCTTTGTTCATGGCGTTGCATACTTAATTTCTTTCCAGGGTCAACTGTAAGTTCTTTTACTTTCACGTGCGGACCATATTCATGCAACACTCGATAATATCCCCATTCCCTTTCGGTTTTAGGTTCTTTCCATTCCTGAAGTATCCAACTTGATGAATTTTTTTTGAAATCTCCACCGACACCAAAAGCAAACTCAACCTGTGAACTATCTCCATACATAGTTAATTCTGGAATATTGTCTTTGTCTCTATCTCCGCCATTGGCGAAAATAATTTTTTTATTATGTGCTTGTGTACATTGTAATTTAAAAATTGCTCCACAGGCAGAACCATCTGAATCGTCCCACGACACAGTATCGTCCACCATTTTTAGATTACTAACAATAGCATGTCTTTCTGCAAAAGGCATAAATGGTCGACCCTTTTTCCTAGTTAACCATTCGTCGGTATTGACGCCTACTATTAATTTGTCACCTAGCTTTTTTGCTTCGTTGAATAAATCTATATGACCTGAATGAAGAGGATCAAATCCTCCCGTGACTAAAACAATACGTTCCATGTAGATATTTATGTACGCAGTTATTTACTGGTTGTTGATTTGATGCCTTGGCATTTTGTTATGTATGGTTTGTAACAACGGATCCACGGACAAAGTTGTTTGCACATTATGGCATCATTTGGCCACCAACCTATGTCTTCTTGTAGTTGCATTACTTCACGTGCCGCTTTAGGAAATATAACATAGGCACTGTGTCCTGGTAATCCTTGAGGCACATCATTACCAGTAAGCCAAGGAACCTCGTTTACTCCGTTATGTAACTGTTTGTCATATTCTTTTGCCGAGAACGTAGCACCTATTGGATTGTTTATACTTATAGCACCTTCATCTGGCCACCATTCCAAAATTCCCATATCAAATTGTTTTGTAAAAATAGCATCATGTTCTAAGATTAAGATTGGACGATTGAGTGATACACATTTACGCCAAAGCATGTAATGACTCTGTGCCGCCGCTATACGTTTATTGTTATCATAAGTTTTGTAAGCAGAAAGTATTAATCCAGTTTTAGGGCACTTTTGTTTTTTCCTTAAAGGCCAAGTGTAATTTACTTGCCACATGTTTTCAGGAGTTATTGCAGGAAATTTTTGCACATCTAAATGAGATTTCGTATCTATTATACTTTGCACACAACGATCAGAAAACATTTCACTGTCCTCATGTCCTTGTATGTAAATTACAAATGCGTCCATTTATTTTTCTATTTTTAAAATATAACTGTCTTGTTTCTTTTTACTACGCCAATCGTGATGTGTCACTTTATATTTTCCTATTGATTCTAACAGCTGGCTCCATTTTTCATGTGTGAAATCTTGTGCATGACTTTTAATCCACGGATGGTTCATGCTTACCTTATCTAAATTCCATACATCTTCTATGTAATATGTGTCTGTAAATTCTATTAGGTTTTCAAATGTTTTACGCTGTCCATCCGGAGTATGCAACCCGTCATCAATAATAAAATCAAATTTTACATTTAATTTTTTGAAATAATCATAGCACTCCTTAGAAGTACTATCTAGTACTGCGTATTTTACTCTAATATTATTCAACATAGGAAGAGCAGTAGGATGTACTCTTTCGAATGTATCAATAGTATAAATGTCTGCATTTATAAAATAGTCTAACCATACATTTATACTTTCGCCCCTAAATGTTCCGACTTCTAAAATATTAATATTTTTCTTACGTAGGTGTTCGAAGTCAGCTTCATACAGTTCACTGTAGTTGTGCCAAATTTTTTCACAACTATGTTTTTTAAAAAGTTCTATCATGTTCATAGTTGTACCTCAAACTGATCTGTATGAAAATTATTTAAAGTATATCCAGTGTTTTTAATAAATTGGTCAACAGCATCTTTTACTCCTTGTTTTTTCGGACCATAATCATCTCCCAAAAGTTTTCCTCCTGGTTTGATAAATTTAACTGCATTTGTTAAATCATGAAGACAGCCGTTGTAGGAATGACTTGCATCAACATAGATCCAGTCAAGTTGTCCAGTAAATGTGTTAAACCATTCTGATGTTGGCATTCTATGAATAGTAACAGGCCTTCCATAAAACCTTGTCTTTACACCTTCATAGATTTTATCATAATATTTTTTGAAGCCTTCTGTAGTTGCTTCGCCTGTAAGTTTTGAATATCTATCTAAATATGCCTGGTAGCCACCAAATTCATTTGATTCTTCAAAAACTTCTGGTGCCCATGCATCGACTAAATGAATATGTGTGGCACGTTTTAGAAACTTGAGAGAACTGTCACCTTTCCAGACACCTAGTTCTGCACCAACGCTATATTCGGGTATACGTTTCCAAGTTTCGTCTGTTCCTGGATTGTTGCCAAACATCATAACATTTTTTCCTTCATGTTATTTAATGTCTTGAGCAAAGCCATGCACACTACTGTGAATGTCACCATAAGGTTCACTTAACAACTGATACCAACCCCATTGGGCAGGTAGTAAGGCATGATTGTTTACAAGTTTTCTAACCAATGCATGATCAAAATGTTTTCTATGATGTATTATTACAGAACTTGGCAGGAAGCCAAACCAATCATCTTCTTTATTGTCACTGTTGGCTGGAACTTCTACAATTTTGCCACTGCCGAACTCTGGTCCTCTATTTTCTCTTGTCATAAATCCAACAGGTCCTTTTTCATATGCTTTTCTTAGCCAATGATTTAAATCTACTTGCCTGTCTATTTGAGTATTGTAGTCTAATCTCATAATTAAATCAAACCTAATTGGTATCTTTTTAAGCAGATCAGAATATTGTATCATAGGCACTATACCAAAATATAATTCGTCCCACATTAATTTTTTGTCAACATATTTTGCGAACTTGCCATGTTTAGCAATAGCTTTTGCCTGCATAGGATGGTAATGCCATTTTGGATAATGCATAGTATATAATCTCTCATGAAAATTAGCAGGAATAAGATTTGTTTTATTTGTAAATGAATGGAAATATAAATTTGCTTCAGGCAACTTACGCTGTAATTGTTCTATTACAGGAGAATTTTTGTCGTTCACTCCGGTAAAACAAATTGCTAGTTGCATGTGTAATTTTTCCTTGCAGAAGTATCAAAATCAAAATTCCAATAGTCGATATCTTCCTTATACCAGTCGGCTATTTCTTGTATTGTTTTGCTGTTGTACAATTCTCTATAATTGACTTTGATACTTGTAACATTTCTTGCTCGCGGCATTGTTGATATTTGTAAGTACTTTGGTGCTTCTTCGTTTAAGTGTTCTAATCTTAATATATCACATACAACATTGTTGTTGTGATCTTTTACATGATGTTTTTGTGGCCACCAACCTCGTATAGCCCTATACCAAGTCAAAGGCTTATTGCCCCATTGATGACGTTCTTCTATAAAATGATCTAAGGATTTTACATTTGCATATTCTGGTTTTACAAGTCCTCTATCTATAGCTTGTTTGGCGAAAAGATATCTACTTACAACTTTGCTCCACGGATTGCGTATAATAGCAAAAGCCTTGTGTTGCATTGTAATATTAGGATTCACATCTATCCATCTAGCATGTTCAACGCCCTTTGTATCTCTCTCGCCATAGCTTTCCATAGTTTGTTTGAAACCTTTGAAATCTGTGATCCATTTCTTATTGACTGGTAAGATTTTATCTTGAAAAATCTCACTTTCTCTGATTGTTACTCCGCCGTTTTTTGGAATGTGTATAAAAAGTTTTTTCATTTGTAGTTTGTATATTCCTTTTCTTCTATAACATCTGAGTAAGTAAGAACATTTATTTTTCTTTTTAATTCTGCACGTTTGTCATTATACAAATATACATTTCTAGAAAGTTCAATAAAATCATAACCAAAATTATTTTCAGCTTCGCATTTCCTTTTAGAGTTTTCTATGTCCCATAATTTCAAATTAATTTCATATAGATTATCTGCAAGATGTTTTATTTCAGCTCCGTGATTACCAACTTTTGCTTCTAAGTATATTAATTCTTTATTAATATTGAAAAGTTTTTTCTCGTCCTTTATTTTTACTTTTTTAATTTGTAGGATAGTAATCTTATCAAGCAGTTCACCATATGACACTTCTATTTTAACTTTCATTTATTTTTATCCCATTATCTTTTGCTCTGTGCATGTGATGACTCCATTTATTTTGATGGCTTGTTGTATATATGTGTATGTCTGAAGGAGCAAAATATACTTGGCTAAGATGTAAGAATCCACTATCGATACCAACATGATATTTTGCTTGTGTCATTGCGTATGCAATATGTTTTAAACTATCTCTTAGTAAATGATTATTTGCTTGTCCTCCTACAGTAACAACTTCATAATCTTGATATTTTGATAATATCTTTGCCTGCCATTTATTATCCATACTTCTTCTTTTAGATGTAGAATCCCATTGCACAGTGATAAACTTTTTTGGTAAATTTAAATCATTACTACAATCTTCAGCAGATAATTGTGGGAAATGTTTTAGATAATTTGTTAGATCAATACCTTCTTTGGGCTCAAACCTTTGCGGATAATCTCCATATATTTGCCCTTGTGCATTACTGTATTGTTGTCTTACATAGTCTACAAAGTCTTGATTGCTTGTTGGTTCATAATTTAGATGTGGCATAATTGCAACACTTCCTTTAGGAAACAAAGATAAAATTTCTGGCCAACTTTGAGGCTTATGCCGGTTCCATTGGTACTTGGTTAAATGTAACATAACCGGTGTATTTTCAATCACACCATAATTATATGACAACAATATACTATGAACCCTATCGCCTAATCCTGGAGCACCGTAATGAAAATTTTTCTTTACTGTGCTGTAAGCTCTCATTACCAAGTGTTTCAACCTATTGCCTCCATAAGTGCTTGAACGTTTTCTCCGTGTTGTGGTAAAAGATCTTTTAAGAAAAAATGTATAAATCTTGCTTCTTGCAATCTTGAATCTTCTATTCCTTTATACAAGCCGTTCCATCTCCAATCCATGTTAAGTGTTGGTATGCTATCTTTCTTTACCCAGTAGTTCAATAACATTTGATCTGTTGACCATTTTCGATATCCTATACCATCTACAAAATCCTTGAACTCTGGTCTGCGTATAAATTCTTCTGCTGTCTGTCCTTTAAGATATGGTAAAAATTTTTTACTATTAATCACCATCATTCCCATATTATAAAATTCTGCTCCCAGTTGATTCCATTTCCAATCAACATCTGTTAAATTTTCAAAAGCAGACTTTGAATATTTTCTAATTTTAGATTTATATTTTTTTGCACAAGGTAATTCTCTTTCTGCAACTGCACCAAAGGCATATTCTTCTGTTAAGTCCCAAAAAATATTTGGTGAATCTTGTCTAATATAAATGTCACTATCTATAATTGCAACTTGCTCGTAGTCATGTAAATGTGTAAATGCATTTTCTTTTTCGTAGATAGGCATATACCCTAGCCGTTCAACTGCTTCTTTACTTCGACCAGTCCTTGACATATCTGGCCTAATTTTAAGTATAGGTTCTCGTTGTACTATGTGTGTCATACTGTATTTGTTACAGTAATTTGCTACACTCTGGATACAGTGTTCATATAGTTTACTTTGCTTACCAACTGCAACTTGATAAATCATTCTTTTCATTTGAGGTCCTTTGTAAAACTCATTGCGTCTGATTTATATGTTACTTTATTTTCTCTGTCAAAAATCATTTCTACTATACCATCGCATAACAACCAGTCGGATGGCATAGCACCATTGTTATGTACCCAATCTAAAATCTTCTTTGCTCCTGTTGGAGTAATTTTATAAGCCCTAGCACCTTCATACCAATTTCCTGGTGCAATAGGTTTTGCTTTTTTGAAGCCTTCAAATTTATAAACATCACATTCTTTAATTGTACCCATTGGCTTATTGAATATTACATCATGTTCAAATATACACAATGATTGTTGGCTTACAAAGGCTTTTTGCCACAGTAAATATTGGCTTAAAAAACAACCTACAGTGCCTGGACGTTGCATGTATCTTTGACATTTTTTGTTTACTTTACTTGCAAATAAATTATAATCTTCAAGAGTTACATGTTGTCCGTTAACACCTTCGTATAACTGAACGTTCCAATCGTGCTTCTTTCCGGTAGTCATAGCTCTTTCTGCCATTGCTACACTGTTAGGAAAATCTGGTAAAAATATTATATGTCCTATCATAACTCTATGTTTTCGGGTAAATCTCTAAGTTCTCTATAAATTTTTTCTTTCCAGTGAGGTGGTAACCAATTCAGCTGTGCTGACTTAAAACGTTTATCATTCTTCTTATCACCTTTGCCTGTAGAAAATATATCATGTCTTTTTTGTCCCCAAGCATTCCATTTGTAAGGAATATTACCCCAAGGTCTACCTTCTGTGTTCCATTCTCGCATTACATTACGCAAAACATCTTGATCGACATACCAGTATATTTCTTTTTCAAATGCTTCTATCATGCGTTTGCTAAAAAGTTCTCTAAACATAATTCCATTTTGTCCTGTGCCTAAACAAATTGCACTTGCAATAAACACACTTGGATCTTTTGGTTTTGGCATCACACAAACATGTCTTGTCAAATCTTGAAATTCGTTTTGGAAAAATCCGTTACGTAAAACAGTGTCACAATCTACTTGTAAAATATGTTGTGAATCATATTTGAATAGATGTGCGATTCGCATAAATCTTACACTGGCAAGATAAGTTCTCCTTGCTATGTAATCTAAGTCATCCGTTTTAAAAATATGCTGTCCTTCTTTCATACGTTTTTTATTTTTAGCAAGATTTTTGTAAAAGTCTTGGTTTACATCTTCATACGTGTATGTAAATTTATAATCTTTGGACATTGTATCTAAGACGTTTACATCCATGTTGCCTTCATTAATGATGTGACAATGTACATGCATCCAACCTAAAGTCCTGTTTATACTTTGTGCTAATGCATATCCATGTCTGTCAAAATAATCATAATCGCAACTAAAAAATACAATATCTTCTATATCTTTTGGTACTATGGTACCATGTAATTGAGGTAATCTAAACATCAGGACTGCTCCTTGGTCGAAAACCTAACACAGCATTTTTTTCTCCTTTGCCAAGTTTTCTAATTAGTCTATACCCTAATGGCATAAGAATTTTTCTAATACTATCTCTTTCATATCCGTATCGTTGTGGATGATCTTTTCTTTCATATAAAATAATTGGTGAGCATCTTTTGATTGTTTCCAATGCACCTTTTGCCACTAAAGGTTCATATCCTTCTGCATCTATTTTTATAAAATCTACATTTTGCAAATTAAAACTATCTAAAGTTTTTATTCTATATTTGCCATCCTTTTTATCTGGATCAACATGTGTACCAAAACTTTTATTTGTTGTTTTAATAGACACTTCTTTTTCTTGATCTCCTAAACCTACCGGGTGTGTTGTGCAATTATAAACTTTCTTCATATTCAAATTATACTGTAAGTGTGGAAGTAAATCTGTGTTAAGTTCAAATGCATGAACATGTTCGAAAGATTCTGATAGTCTATATGCAGTTATTCCAACATGAGCTCCTATATCTACTGCAATACGTAATTTTGAACAGTGTGATATTGCTGTTTGTAATTCTAAATTTTGATACTCTTCAATTTGCCCCATGCCTTGTTTCTTAGCACTTTTTAAACAAATATCATTCTTGATTGTTCTCCAACCATCTAACTCTATATAATTCATTGTTTTACCTGATACTTAAATGTGCATTGCCAAGCAACTCCACTTTGATAATCACTTCTATCAAATTGACTCCAAGCGATGTGTTCTAGCATTTCATTTCTGTCAAAATTTATTTTATTTTGCCAATGTTGTACTGCACTTTGTCCAAGGATTTCAATTGGCTTTCCTAGACATAAAGCCTCTACTGCGGCCATACTATGATATGTAATTACTTTCTTTGCTTTCTTCATCATAGGAATAATTTCCTGCCATCTTTGCTTTCGTTTTCCTATTTTTTCTCTTATCACTAAAGGCCCTTGTCCTTCGTAGTATTTAATAGTTTTGTCTCTCCAGGATTTGTAGTCTTCTCCCATAAACTTAAATATGTTACTGTTATTAGGCATCACAAGTAAATTGTAATCGCCATGTGGATCCCATTGTCCCCAAAGACTGTCGTCAATCTCAAGAAGTTTTCTCCTACTTTCACTTACTGGTTTGACAACTGTATTTTGTAATGAATTATAACTTATACGATAATGCATAGGACGTTTATGTTTGTGATTACCTATGTAACCATTATCTATATGGAAAAAATTTATTGATTTATCTTTTATAATTGCATCAAATACCCAGTCATCAAATGGATGACTGAATGCTAGATATCTGTCTTTCTCGATTTCGTCAGCTGAAGAAATTGTCTTTACATCACAATCACTGTAAAGATAGGTAAAAATTTGACCTCTAAGTTTTTTACTATTTTCTGGAACTTGAAACTTATAAGGAAGCATCTTCCATGCCTGCTACTCTTAACTTGACTACGTTAGTAATCTGCCACTGTTTTTGGTCAAGTCCTTTTAGCAAGCCGAGCCACTTGTTTCGCAAAAGTGCAAATTCGTTTATGATCTTTTCATAGTCAACTACATCTGCTTCACCGTCAACGTACTTCTCAACGTCTCTACTAGACAAAGCTCTTTGATAATTTTCAAGATATTTTTTGAAAAATGTACTACGTAATCTACGTAACTCAATGTTGAGATAATTAAGAATTGCTTCTATTTCTTGCAGTTGTGCAAACCGTTGTTCAACGATGCCGGGCATTTCTGCCGCGGCACGTTCAACATTACCTTTTAACTTTACTTCTACTCTTGCAGTAGCTAGTTCAGATTCAAAATGCGATATTGCATCAGGTATTTTGTTTACATCTCTTGCAACTTCAGAATACCAACCCATTAATCATCCCAATCATCTTCTGGATCTCTATCATAATCTTCATTTTCATCGATATCCAGATAATAAGTTATAGCCGCATCTAAAAAATCACAACTGCCCATAGCATCTCTAAATGCAGTATCGTCTGTTCCAAAATCGGCACATACATCAACATATTTTTCAGCTATAGTTTCTATGTGTTTTTTATCAATACTGTCCTTGAAAGTATTCCAAATGTCGACTACCATACTTGATTCCATGTTTACTCCTGTTCTGGTTCTTCTTCTGCAACCTCGATATTTACCACAGGCTCACCTTTATTGGTAAAATCTGACATAACTAGATCTAGCATTTCACCAGTCCAGTTTTTTCTATATTCTTTGTGTTCAGTACCTTTGGAATCAATGTACTTTAGCCTATTACCGTCTTTGACAATTAGTCCTTGTTTTTCAAACATATCAACAAGTCCACTGTAAGGATCCATACCTGTTTCATATGGAATCTTTACTTGTACACCTTCAAACGGTTTAGCATAACGTGTTTTCATAACCTTACATGCGGCTCTGATACCACGTACATCACTTACTTTGTTACCATCTTCATCTTCTTTTAGTTTAAGTTTTTTCATTGCAACTACAATAGATGATGCATAGATAAATCCTTGTCCACCTGATATCTTATCATCTGGATCAAACATATCTTGCGATGCATAAGTGTGGTTAGTACATACCATACCTACATTGTGACTACCAAACATGTTCACACAGTTTCTAACAAGAGCTGTCAGTGCCTTAGGCTTTCTACCCATATCACCTTTCAAATCACCCTTACCAAACTGGTCAACATCAGTTGGTGTAAGCAACATACCTAACGAATCAATAACAAATAAAACTTTTGGACGTTCTTCTTCTGTCATTGCTTTGTAATCACTCATGAATACACTTATAGTTTTAGCAACATCATCAATCATTGACATGTTAAGTTTTAGTAGTTTGCTTTCACTTGTATCTACATCTAGTCTTTGTAACCAATCTTCATCAAGTGCATTTTCACTGTCAACCAATACTACGAATATACCTTGATCTTGTGCGGCCTTTACAATATTACCTGCACAAAAATAAGACTTACCCGAACCGGATTCACCTGCGAATACAGTCACTTTTCCTAGTGGAATACCTTTATGAAAATCACCACTTACTAGATAATTGAGTGCATAGTTACCTGTTGAAACCCAATCAGTCGGATCATTGAATCCTGCACTCATGCCTGTAATGGATTTTGTTAGTTGTGTCCTAAATTTAGTAGGATCAAACGCCTTTGCCATAGTTTCTCCTTTTAAAGCCTAGTGGGGGATCTCTCCCCCACTGTATATACTTTTATTGATTTTGTCTCGCACGGATCATGGAAAGAATATCTTCTGCCTTACCACTTGGCGCCGTTGCAGGCTCTTCAGCCTTTGGTGTTTCCGCTACCGGAGTTTGTACTGCCGGAGCTTCTTGCTTTGGGCTAGTATCCACCTTTGGAGTTTCAACCTTAGCCTTTACAGGATCACCTGTTCTTGCCGCCATTCCTGCTGGACGGAAGTATTGACCGAACTTATCCATGTCATATGCTTCGCCATCAACAGATGCTTCAAACATTTCCTTCATTACCTTGACTTCTACATCAGTTGGCTTTTTAGGAAGGAAATCACTTAAATTAAACAACGAATTGCTTTCGATTGCTTTCATCTCTACGTCTGTCAATGGACGTTCCCTTCTTGACCAACTTGAAGTTGAATAGTCAGCATAACCGCCTTTTGAACTTTTTGTAAGACGGAAGTCAACACCAGCAGTATAATCTGTTGGTAGTTCTTCCATATCAGGATCCATAAGAGCCTGTTTAATGATTTGGAAAATCTGTGGACCAATAATAAAACGTCTAATTGGATTTTCTGGAAGTGAATCCTCATTAAGAGCATTCTCAGTTACAAACCCTTGGAATATGTAACTTCTTTTCTTCCAATACTTACGACCCATATCTTCAAGACTTGGATCTTTAAACCAGCCACGAACTTCATTAAGAATGTCACAGCTTTCTTGATACATTTCCATGCAAGGAATTTGCACTTGAACTGGACGCGAGTCAGTCTCACCTTTTACTCCTGCAAAAGGCAGTTTGATCATCAAACGTTCTTTCCAGAAAAATGTATTGGATTCGTCTCCATCTGGAAGGAATCTAACTGTTGTAGTTTGACCTTCTTGCATGTTCCAGAATGGATAAATTGCGTTGTCCCCGCCGGAGCTTTGAGAACCACCTGTGCGTGATTCTTGTTCTTTCAGTTTTGCTCTGATCTCTGCTAATGTTGCCATAATATGCCTCCTTAGTTTTGCCTTATAGCTTTGTGCCTAAACATGCACAATAATATATACTGTACATGATAATATTTATAAAGTCAAGTGTTTTTTTGACTTTTTTCTGAGTTTTGGTTATCTTAGTCCAGCTAAATGCTGAATTCTAGCCATTTCCTCATCTTGCCCAGCTAATAATTCTTCTATTACTGACTGTGCTTCACGAACAGCTTCGTCACCGTATTTCTTTTGAACTGCGGTCAACACTGCTGTTTCGCCCTTTGGAAAAGCATTTTGAGTGTAATCATACATGCTCTTCACAAATTCTTCTAATGGTACTTCGTTCTTTTGTTTTAGTTCATCACCCGGGCCTTTTGGACTTAGATCGATTACGTCCGGACCATTTGCCTTTTCTTCTTCTTTTTCTTCTGCATCATCTGTTGCTTTTTGGATTAATTTATATCCACCATATGCTAATACTACTGCAACACTGGCTGGTAATGCATACTTTGCCGCCATCCTTGCTATAGCTTCTGCACCTTCTGGCAAAAACTTCATGATATCTTCTACACTATTGACAATGAAATCCTTAAAGTCGTCTAATTTATCTAGAGCGTATGCTCCGCCACCTATTACTGCCGCTTTGCCAGGATTTTTTGCAACTGTTTTTGCAGTATTTTTTGCGATATTACCTGCTATTTTACTTCCTTGAATAGCACCTTTTTTAATTGCTTCTTTGGCTCCTTTTTTGGCTAGTCCTCTACCTAATGCACCAATTGCCATTCTAGCAATCATACCAATAGCTGGAATAGCCAATGCTGGTAAAACTTCGTCAGTTCTTTCATCTTCTTCTTTAGTGTCTTTTTCAGCTTTGCTATATTTGTCTTTTAGTCGACCTAATTCTTCCTGACTAGCTCCTTCTCTGCCTGCCTTAGCCGCTCTTTTCATATATTCTTTGCCATGTTTTTTGACACCAGTGTAGTATTGCAAACCTGATTCATCTACATCTGTATCATCAGCTAACAGTTTTGCCGCTGTTCCCTTATCCATTTTCACAGGATGTTTTTTGCCTGAACCTTTTGGATATTCAAAATCCTTTTCACCTTTTGCCGCCGCATTTGCCGCCGCCATTTTGAAATCTTCAAACGCAGGATCTTCAGCAATATCATAAGTTGCGTTATCAACAATTGAATCCATATGCTGTTCGAAATCTTCTTCCGGTCCTGCGTAATCACTTGGGTCAACATAATCTTCGTCATTTACTCTATCCCAAATATCTGCATTATGATTACCGTATTTCATGATAAATTCTTCACGTGACATTCCAGCCGCATCGTCTTCCATGTCCATTACCATGCCTTTTACTTTTCCTTCCTGGGCCATATCTTCTGCTAGACCTAGGTCATCAAGTCTATCCATGATCCATTCTACTGGATCACCATCTCTTGCTTTTTGTGTTCCATATGGCATTTCATCTGAATAGTAACGATACAAGGCTGTGTACAGTCCTGAGGCAGTATTGATATCACCTTCTTGTTTCATTCTTTCCACATCTTGTGGGTGTTTTGCCATTATAGCCATAACTTCATCTTTTTCCATACCTTCTGTCATTTCAGCAAGATTATCAGGATTGATATCTTTCACTTTATTAGCTTCACTAACAAGTTTATAAATGTATGGAAAGACACCTTTGAGCTCTTCGTTAAACTGTTTTATTGTTAGTTCATCAATCCAATTATTTGTAACATCTTCTGGAACTTCTTCTAGCACGGTTGTTTCGAAGTTCTCAAATGCTTCTTTATACTTTGAAGTTGACTGTAACGCATGTGCCGTTTTCTTTACGGCTTCAATTCTTTCATTTACGATATCCATATACTGAGCTAAACCTTCTGCCATTACACTAGAGCGATTCATGTATGTTTTAAATTTTCGTAGGTTGTTTAGCTCTTCTGATAATCCAGAAATATATTTTCCAAAATCATCATATGGTTTTCCGCCTTCTGCAACGTGTCTTGCCATTGCTCTTGCACCATTCAAATGTCTGTAAGGATATTTAAATCTTTCTCCTTCAGTGCTTTCAATATAAATTCCAGCAATATCTCTTGTTCTGCCTGCTGGTTGTTCATGATTGATTGGCTGTGTATGCTTCACAATCATTTTAGCTGAACCAATATCTTGGAAACTGGTTCTACTTGTTCCGTATAGTTTAGATTCGCTCATCTGTTTCTCCGTGCTTAGGTATTCATAGTCTCTTTTATCTAAATTTGATTTAGTTATATTTCTTGTATCAAAGTTTAACATACGTTTCTTAGCAAACTGTCTTAATTCTTTTAAAAATTCAAACCAATTACTTTTTAAACTTTGCTCCTGTTCGTCAAATAAATTATCGCTGTACATTATTGTAAGAGCTTTTTCATCAAGACTAACACTTACTTTTTTATCTTTTGTAAAATCAAATTCGAAAAACCTAGCATCATTAGGTCTATTAGTTATAGTGGCATCCTGATCTCCAACTGTGATAGATGGATATCTGCCTCTTATCTTATTAAAAAGTTCTTTAGCTACTGTGTCAAGGTTTTTCATATTAATATTTATCCTAAACCGCCTGTAACGTATATAGGCATAGGCGGTTGTATAGGTTCGTCTCCTTCTGCTTGTGTAAATGTGTTGTAAATGCGTGGATCCCAGTCTTTTAGTACACTCATCATTCTTATTGATAACAATGTTGCACTTATTAAATCGTCAGTTTGTCCTACCTTTGCTTTGTAACTTGTACCAGTAGCAACAAAATTCTTTAGTTCTGTAATCAGTGCTTTGCTGTATAAATGCAACTGATTATTTTCAACCATTGTTTTAAGCCTAGAACATGCACTTATTTTTGTTTGATGTGTTGTGTTAAATCCTTTTCTGAATTTACGTACATGTCCTTTACGCATGGGTTCACTGATGAATAATCCTGGTATGTTTTCTTCTCCAAAATCATTTATTACTATCAAAGCGGCTTCTCCTATAGCATTGTTTTCAACACTCCAATATATGTTATTTGCGTTTCCTGTTTTGTCTTTTATGTGTGTGCATATATCTTTCAATATTCTTATTTGTGCAGGAATAGGAGTTTCGTTGTGTCGCCATTCTGCAACTTGTTTGTAAGTAGGTATTTCAAAAACCTGAATAGCCGCATAATCTCCACCAGTACCCATACTTGGGTCTAATGCTACAACATAATTTTCTGTGCTTTTGAGATCACCATACCATCTAGTCTGGCCCATATTCATTTTAGGATCAGATCCTTCAAGGCTAGATAATTTTATTGCGTTGATTAGCGTTTCATCATATACTAGGAATTCACAACCATATTCGCGTCTAAATCTCTCTTCGCCTATTCTACCTAGTTCCGCTTCCTTCCATTTTTCATCTCTATCAGGATGTTCGTCCCACTTGGCAGTAAATCCGTGGAATCCGTTTATTCCTACTGCTTGTTCATTTCCGTTAGCATCAAATTTATTTTGGCTCTCTTTCCATATTACTGCAAATGTATCTTCGTCTGAATTAGGTGTGCTGGTAATGATTGCTCTACCACCTGTTGCAAGTGTTGGAGATATCGATGTCCAAAATTCATCGGCTATTGTTGGAGCCACAAAAGCAAACTCATCACAGTATAACAAAGAAATTGACATACCTCTTCCTGTATTGCCTGTAGTAGTAGCACTTACAATTCGTGATCCATTTTCAAATTCCATTGATCCTTTGTTGTAATTAGTTACTCCTGCTCTTATAAAGTCAGGGCATAATTCATAACCATATCTCACTCTTTGCATTATTTCTTGTGCACCTGTGTATTTGTGTGCGGCTATTAATATTGTTTGGTCAGGATGAAACATAGCATACCATAACAAATAACCTGCGGCAGTAGTTGTTTTTCCGCTTTGCCTTGGCAACATGTTTATGTTGAATCTATTATTGTGATAACTTTCTAATAATCTGACTTGGTAATCAAAAGGTTCAAACAACATTTTTCCTTCTACAGGATGCTGTATATTAAAAAAATGATTACAAAAATATAGATAGCCTGTGTCAGGATTTGCACAAGCCTTAAGATCTGCAATTTGATCTTCTGTAAAACTTTCTCTTGTATTGGCTTTTTTGGTTAAAACGCCATCTAAACTCTTTACCATAGTACCAGTATTTACTCAAAAAAATAGGCTCCGAAGAGCCTATTTGAATCTGGGGGGATTACTTGTATTCTTTATATAAAGAAGATAGTTCTTCTTTAATTCTATCAGCAAGTGCCATAGGATTATCTCCTCCAGCTACTTTTGGATATGCTTTTTTGGATTTGTTAATATCGTTTGTTGGAGGGTTAATAACATCTGATGCTGGACGATATTGCTCGTCTGGTGAATTTGCATAATCACCTTCAGCCTCCATGTCGTCAACCATTGAAGAACCTGCCATTGCACCAGCCGCCTTAGGTAATTGACTACCAACTGCTCCGCCTAATGCTCCGCCAACTGCCGCACCTGCTGGACCTCCTAATGCTCCGCCAATTGCTGAACCTGCCTTCATGCCTGCGCCTGCGCCTGCTTTTGATGCCACACCGCCAGTTGCTTTATCTAATGCATCTGCCGCCACAGCTCCACCAGTACCTGCTAACGCTTTACCAACTACACCTGCTTTTAAATCCATATCACCTGGCACATCATCTTTACCAGGAATCTTAGGATCATCTTTCATAGCACCTGTCATTGGATCACCACATGATGGTTTATCTACTATACTTCTAAACTTGTCAATATCTTTTCTCATAGGCATTGGCATGTCTGCGGCAACTGGTTTTGGATCCATGCCTGCGTTTCTCATCATTGCCATTAATTGACCTACTTGGCTAGCATCATCTCCTGTCATAGAAATATTCATAGATGCCGCTTCATTAATTTTTTGTTTTTTTGATTTTTCTTCAGTCTCGATATTTGTCATCTGCTGAATCATATCTTTCATATTCATATTACTTACTCCCTATAGGTGATGTTGTTCCTATTTTGTCGCTGATATCTTTTGTAT